GCTTTTCTAATGCCAAGCAAATGGATGGATTCACTGGTTGCTCATTCTTTAGATAATCAACATCAGCTGATAAGATGGACTGGCCTTCTTTCAGTTTTTTTAATTCCTGGAGTGCATGGATCATTGCGTCTTCTACCACTAACTCGGTAGATTGAATAGTAACTTCATTCATTATTCAAATTCTCCTTCTAAAATGTTGCTTTCTTTGCGGATATCATTCAGATCGTTGAAGAACCGAAGCCCACGGCTGATAAAGCTATCAAATTCGTTTCGGATGATTCCGTCTGCTTTCAGAACTTTCTCTTCGTCTGCGTAGATCAGACCGCCCATGCTTGCTAAGAAATCATTTCCTTTTTGAAGTAGGCTTGTGATATTCTTGTAAGCCGAGATTTGCTTCTGTACGCTATTCAGTTGCCCTTGCGATTCTTCAATCGCTCGTGTCAATTCATCGTACTGAGCAGATTTCTTATCGACCTCTTCACGCTGGGCCAGTGTCTCAGCAAGTTGATTTTCGATGAATTCGGAGCGTTCTTCCATCGCTTTCACGGTTTTAGAAAGTTCCTTGTTCTTTTCCAACAATTGTCGGTTAAGGTCCTGTGTGGCCTTGTAATCGTCTGGGACGACTTCCTTGATAGTTTCCTTGACTTCGACCTTGGAAGACTTGATTTTCTCGTTCTCATCTCGTAGAAGCTGATTTGCTTGTTGGCTGAGCTTGAGTTTCGTCTTAATCTCCTGCAACTCTCGCACTGTCGGATTGTCACCATCTTCGATTCGTTGGATCTGCTTCTCTTTCTCTCCTTCTGGAAGAGTTGCGATCAGATGAAGTGCTGTAGTGCCCAAATGCGACAACGTTGTCGTATTTGGTAGTTCAGAAGCTACTTTCATCATTCGTTGAGCTTCTCGAATGTGAATCCCTTGATTCTCGACCCAATTTGTAAATTCTCCATGCGTAAGATTATTTTCTTTCACATGGTTTAATCGTCTGCCGATTTCCCAAATGGACTGGCCGGCTATTTGCTTGTGATGGCTGATTTCTAGCTCAATTTGAGCTAGGTTATTTGATAAAGTGATTTCGTTCATTTCCTACTCTCCTAAATCAACCCAAGTCTCGTCGATACCCAAGACATCGCAGACTCGGTTTTTGAGTCTATCACTGCCCTTTCCATATTTCAGCAATTCTGAAATAGTTGGCTTCTTCACTCCGCAAGCACGAGCGAGATGCGTTTGTGTCATTCCTTTTGAACTCAATTTCTCTTTGACCAATTGAATCCATTTTTGATGTTGTTGGCTCATTTCTGACCTCCTTTTAAAATTCATTTAAAAAGTTAGCTAATTTTCTTGACATTCTTTAAAACTAGTCTTAAAATAAAGACATAGAGAAAAGACCTACTAAAAAGTAAGTTCTACCTAGACAAAACGGACGCCAATCAGTTTTTAGGTTTTATTTTTTTTAGTTGTGTCATTAGCTAACTCTTTAGCTTACGAATACTATTTTAATACTAGTTTTAAAAATTGTCAACAGTTTTTATGATTAATTTTAAAATATTTTTTCGTAATGCTTAGAAAGGTTGTTAAATCAATGGCTACAGCATTTGAAAGAATAAAAGAATTAGCAGATAAGCAACATATTTCTTTAAATGATCTTGAAGATAAACTTGGTATAAGTAGAAATTCCTTGTATGGGATTAAAAAAGCTAATCCAAAATCAGATGGATTGCAACAAATCGCTGACTATTTCAACGTGTCCACCGACTACCTATTGGGACGCACAGAAAATCCAAACATTGCGAAAGATGGTGATGCTTCTGCACCATTAGACCTCAGAGATATTGCTGCGCAATCAATGTTATTCGATGGAAAACCACTTACCGAAGAAGATATTGACTTTATCACAGCAGTCTTAGAGGCACACTTAAAAAATAAATAGAGGTGCAATTATGACGGTAAGAGAGCTTTGCGCCCTTGAGGGTGTAAGTCTATGCTATTTTGACGGGAGCGGATGGCACAGTCCAGGCTTCTTCAATCCAGCATTAAAGGTTCTCGCTCTGGATATTAATTTATCGGAAAAAGACCAAAAGCAAGTGGCCCTACACGAATTAGGCCACAAGGATCACACAAAGACTCAATACGAACTAAATAGAGAATTATGTGAATTACAAGCCGACCGCAGCATGATCCATCATCTGCTGGAAGAAGAATTGAAAACCATGGATGATGTATCTGACTTCAACTTCGTGCGGTTCATGGAAAAGTACAATTTAAAAACCATTGCTAACGAAACAATGGTGATTGATGAATATAAGGCTTTAACAAGCCAATATTAAAAATTACCGAAAATCACACATTTCGGTGATGATTAGGAGTGATCAATTTACATGAATGACAATGAACGGAAACGAAAATTAACGACTGCCAGAGATATGCTTCTTAACGTGGCCCTAAATCCGCACAATCCGAAATTTTTCTCTTTACCACAACACGAAGTGCTTCGTGCTAAAATTTTCCGGTCTGAAAACAATAATAAACAGAAAAAGTTTATGAGATATAAAAGAGGAACTATTGTATTTATACATTTTGGAATAAATACAGGTACAGAGTTCTCAAACTCTCACTTCGGAATAGTGCTAGACAAAGACGATCATCCTAAACAAGGAAAGCTGACCATCCTTCCACTTACTTCAAAAAGCGGGAAAGAAAATATTTCAATTGGGAAGGCTATCTTTTCTGGAATTATGAATGATGCCGAAAAACAAGTAAAAAAGATACAAGAAGTCATGAATATGACTGTTGACCTTGAACGTTTACATTATTCATTACCAAAACCTCCTAGCCACTTCCGTATGAGAGAAAATCACCCTGATTATAAGGATTGGCATGAATATTATAATCGACACGATCCAGATGGTAAACATATACCTGTTGCTAATGTCACAATAAAGCAATGGATCCAATCGGATTTAGATAAGATTAATCATTTGAAGAAGCTATATAGAAATTACAACAAGGTTTCTTATGCAAAGATTGATTCTATTACTTCGGTCAGTAAATTAAAGATTGCGAAACCAATAAACGACTTAGATCCTATTGGGAAAATTCAATTAGGGAAAGAGACGATGGACGAAATAGACCAAGCTCTTGCAAGGAAACTGTTATCTGGCCCTTGGAGACGTGTTGACAAATAAACAGAATAGTGTTAAGATAATGGTGTAATCTTGGCAAGGTATCTTGCCATTGAGGAATTATTTTGTGTCCAAAAGGACTCACTGATAGCACCTGTCTTTAAAGATAGGTGTTTTTTCTTTTCTATAAACGCAAAAAAATCCTCACATCGCCGACCAAAGCAAATTGTGAGGATACACTGTATAGTAAAAATAGGCATTAGAAAAGCCCCTTTTACTATACCCATTTTATCAAGAAATGAGGTGAAATTCAATGGAAATAAAGTCATATAAAAAGAAAAATGGCGACACAGCATATAAGTTTAGGGTTTATGTCGGCAAAGAAAATGGAAAAGATAAGTATGTGAAGCGTCAAGGCTTCCCAACAAAAGCCAAGGCAAGAGCAGCACTTCTCCAGCTTCAGGACGACCTTGAAAACGGCGAGGAGAAAAAGAAAGAAATCACTGTCAAAGAAGTCTCTGAAAAATGGCTCAAGGAATACGCTGACACAGTACAAGATAGTACCTACATCAAGACTGAGCGAAATTTACAAAATCATATCTACCCAACTTTAGGAGATCAAAAAATATCTTCTCTCACTCCTCTTCAGCTTCAGGAACAAGTCAATGCCTGGTCCAAGAAACTTGTTTACGGACGTAAAATGAAAGGCTTGATGAATAACATATGTAAGTACGCTATCAGACACGGCTATATCTCAACTAATCCGGTTGAGAGTGTCACGACGCTTGTCAAAAAGCGAGTTGATACAGATAGCGATTTTTACGACAAGGAAGAGCTGAAATCATTCCTTGAGTTAGTAGATCAGACCGATGAATTGAGAAAGAAAGTCCTCTTCCGTCTTCTAGCCTTCACAGGGGCTCGTAAAGGGGAGGTTTTAGCCCTCGAATGGGAAGACTGGACCAATAACACTCTGAGTATAAATAAAGCCATTACACGAGGTTTTGAGGGCGAATTCATCGGGGCCACAAAAAATAAAAGTAGTAACCGATTGATTAGCTTGGATAAAAAGACAAGTGAGATTCTCGCAGAGTTTAGAGCGATGAACCCTACTACTACTTATATCTTTGAAAATGAATTTGGAAAACCAATCCCAGGGACACTACCACGGAAATGGCTACAACAAATTGTCAAAGATTCGGATATGCGTCCGATCAGGATCCACGGATTCCGACACACACACGCCAGCCTATGTTTCGAAGCTGGAATGACACTCAAACAGGTCCAGTATAGACTCGGACACTCTGACCTGAAAACAACCATGAACATCTATACGCACATCACCAGAGAGGCCAAGGATGATATTGGTGAAAAATTTGCTAATTATATAGATTTTTAAACCCATCAGCTATCAGGACAGGCCCTTTTTCAA